CCGAGATCAGGGGTGAGACCTCAGCTGCGTGTATGGCTCTGTCCGATTTGGTGACCGCGGAACAGATCTGCCACAACGGGGAGCCGCTGCTTGACGCCCATGTGGGTGGTGCTGAGAAATATAAGCTTGGTGACGCCGTGTGGAGGTTCTCGCGTCGCGGCGAAGGACATTGCGACGCTTCATACGCTTTGGCTGGTGCTGTCCAACTTGCTCGGACGTTGCCTACCGGCGACGGGAAGCCGCGTCTGGCAATCGTTTCAGACGACTGAAACTTTCCTTCGTGCCACGTTGCTAATATGAAGCTTTATAACATAGTCTACTAATGTGACGTTGTGGAGCCGGCTTCTCGCCCCGTTCCGCACTTCTGCGTCCCACAAATTCGATACCGCCCCACGCCCCCTCGACATGGCGATCGGCGAGATGCTCAACCGCACCGGCAAGCGCATTGGCCGCGAGGATGCTCTAGCCGTCCCAGCTGTGTTGCGTGGCAGAAATCTGATCTGCTCTATCGCCACACTGCCGTTGGAACAGGTCGGTCCTGATCTCAGCATCGTCCGAAATCCGCTGCTGGAACAGTTCGATCCCGATGTTCCGAACGTGACCCACCTGTCCCAAACCGTTGAGGATCTGATCCTTGAAGGTGCCGCCTGGTGGCGCATCACCGGCTTCGGGTTCGACGGCTACCCGTCAACGGTCCGCCGCGTTGACCCGTCCACGGTGTCCCTGGTGCCGCCGCAAGGCGCCATCGCACAGCCCGCACCACTGCCATCCGGCAACGATCCTCGTGGCGCAGTGATATGGATCGATGGCAAGCCGGTGCCATGGTCGGAAGTCATCGGCTTCGAATCGCCGAACCCTGCGGTGCTCCACCATTGCGGCCGTGCCATCCGCCGCGCGCTGCTGTTCGACAAAGCCGCATCGATGTATGCCGATGACCCACGGCCGCTGGACTATTTCACTCCGTCCGAAAGCGCCGAAGACATCACCGACGAAGACGCATTGGTCTACGTCCAGCAGTGGCGTGCGTCGCGCAAGAAGCGCGCAACGGCATGGATCCCCAAGTCCATGAAATACAACACCGTCGATTCACCAAGCCCCGCAGATCTGCAACTGGCCGAGCTGCAGAAGCAGGCCACCATAGACGTCGCCAACGCGCTTGGGTTGGATCCTCACGACCTTGGCGTCGAGATCGCCGACCGCACCTACGTGAACGCGGTCGACCGACGCCGCGACCGAATCAACGACGTTTTGGCCCCATACATGAGGGCAGTCACTGACCGCCTGTCGATGGGTGACGTGACGAAGCGCGGCTACAAGGTGCGGTTCGACCTCGACGACTATCTGAAGTCCAACCCGACTGAGCGGTGGGCCACCTACAAAACCGGCAAGGAGCTTGGTGTGCTGACCGTGGCTGAGATCCGTACCGAAGAGGGCTTGCCGCCGCTGCCACCCGGATCCGAACCCGAGCCGAAGGCAGCACCTGAGCCTGCAGCGGCTGACGATTCCGTTGAAGCCGCATCATCCGCAGCGTTCACCTTCGACGCGAACAAGCGGGAGCACACGTTCTCCTTCGCCGTGGATGCCGCTGACCACACCTTCGCGGCGGACACAGAGCGGCGCACCGTCTCCGGCGTGGCGTTGCCCTACAACAAGGTGACGACCAAGTACGGGCTGAAGTTCCGGTTCAAGCCAGGCTCAATCCAGTACGCCGCAGTCGAACGGGTCAAGCACTACAAGGACCACATCACCCCCGTGGGTAAAGCCTTGTCGCTCAAGGACTCGCGCCAGGCGCTGACCGCTGTGCTGTCCGTCGGCCGTGGTCCCACCGGTGACGAGCTACTTCAGCTCGCCGAGGACGGCGTCTACGACGGCCTGTCAGTTGGCGTCGACTTCGACATGGACTCCAGTGATGTCCAGCTCCAGAAGGACGGCGTCTATGACGTTCTCCGCGCTGACCTGCGCGAGATCAGCACCACTCCAATGCCCAGCTTTGACGATGCTCGCCTGACCAAGGTGGTTGCGAGCCGCGATTCAGGAGATGACATGACCGACACCGAGCCGACAACGGCACCCGTCGCACCGGCTGCTGTGCCGGTCGCTGGTGTCCACGTCTTCCAGCTCTCCAATGAACAGCTGGCCACCATCATGGCGGGCAAGGCCCAGCCTGCCGCTGGGGCACAGGAGGAGCCACGCCGCGTGGTGAACCCGACCCGCCTCACCGCTTCGGTGACTGAGGCTGCACCGTACCGCCTGGACCGCAAGGGAAACCTGCTGCCAGGTTCGCACGAGTTCTCCAACGACCTGATCCTGGGCCTTCGCGATGGTGACACCGCCGCGCATGACCGGGCTATGGGGTTCATCCGCGCGCAGTTCGACGTGGTCACCACGGACGTGAACGAGCTGAACCCGGTGACGAACCGTCCGGACATGTACGTGGATCAGCGTTCGTTCAAGTACCCGGTCTGGGATGCCATCTCCAAGGGCACCCTGTCCAGCATCACCCCGTTCACGTTCCCGAAGTTCTCCAGCGCATCGGGTCTGGTGGGCGCCCACACGGAGGGCACCGAGCCGACCTCTGGCACCTTCGTGGTGACCAACCAGACAGTCACCCCTACCGCAATCAGCGGCAAGGCGAAGATCTCCCGTGAGACGTGGGATCAGGGCGGCAACCCGCAGATCGGCAACCTCATCTGGCAGCAGATGCTTAAGGGCTGGTTTGAGGCTCTGGAAGCTGCAGCTGTTGCTGTGCTTGACGCTGCCTCACCTACCGGCATCGACTTCTCCGGCACACCAGGTCTGGCAAACGATGATCTGGATCAGGCGATCACCGCAGCATTTGCATCGCTGCAGTTCGTTCGTGGTGGCTTCACGATGGACAAAATGTTCACGCAGATCGATTTGTACAAGGCGCTGATCGCTGCAGTTGATGGTGAAGGCCGCCGCCTGTACCCGGCGCTAGGTCCAGCTAACGCTATGGGCCAGGTGGGCAACCGCTTCGGCAGCCTGGACATCAACGGCGTCGAGGCTCTGCCGGCGTGGGCTTTGGCTGCTACCGGTGCTGTCGCAGCTTCGTCCTACCTGTTCGACTCTGGCGCGGTGCACGGCTGGGCTTCAGCTCCTCAGCGTCTGACCATCGACGACACCGAGGTAGCGAACGTCTACATCGGCCTGTGGGGCTACAAGGCCACGGCGATCTCGGACATCAACGGTGTCCGCGAAATCATCTACGACCCGGCGTAACCGGTCAGTTAGGAGTTAGCCCCATGGGCAAGCACACAACGGTCTACGCCTCGGCGGCGCGCACGGCTACACCAACGGCGGTCACCTTCCCGGCTGGCCGCTACAACTTCCTACACCTGTCCATCGACGTCACCGCTGCTACGGCTACACCTTCCGTGGTGTGCACCGTGGACGGTTTGGACACGGTGTCCGGCAAGTACTACAACCTGCTGACGTCGGCGGCCTTGACCGAATCGGGTGTCCCGTTCACGCGGGTTCTGAAGATCGGTCCTGGCCTGCCGGTGACCGCGAACGTGTCAGCGAACGACATCCTGACCGACACGATCCGCGTCACGATGACGCACGCCGACTCCGATTCGATCACGTACAGCGTCGGCGCGAACCTTTACGACTAGGAGTCCGGCATGGCGAAGACAACTCGTCTGGAGACAAGCGAAACCAGCGACAACACAGAGCTTGCCGCTCTGCGGGCTGAGGTTGCCGAGCTGCGCGAAGCCCTAGCTGCGGCTGGTGTGGCAGTGAAGCCGGCCGCACCGCAGGAGCCTTCGTTCGGGATCTCTGAGGGAACCCGTGACGAGCTTGAACGTGATGGCCACGCGGTTTCTCCGTTCACCGGCAACGTCCTCACCAAGGATGACCTGTAACAGCAACACCTTTTGAAAGGGGGTGATGGACATGGCATGGGCACCGGACTATCTGACCACGGAAGAGCTTTTCTCTTACCAGAAGCTCGACGACGGCGACCCGATCGACGAAGAGATCCTGGCTGTGTCCATCACCGCCGCGTCACGTGCCATCGACCGGCACTGCAACCGGCAGTTCGGTGTGGTGGCCGCCCCGGAGCTGCGCTACTACACCGCCTGGTATGACGGGGAAACCAGCCGCTGGGTTGTCGACATTGATGACCTGGCAGACACTTCTGGGCTAGTCGTGGAAGTGGCCGGCACCACCGTCACCACCTACAAACTCGGCCCGCGTAACG